ATGTATCTTTGCTTAAACTTACAGATGGTTCTACGGTAGAAGTAAAACCATTTTATGCAGCAAAAATTCCTGAGTCACGTGTTGAGGAAGCCTTTAGTTGGCTGAGAGGTAAAGGGTTTGAAGACATAATCAAAAACACTGTTACCGCCTCATTTAACAGAGGTCAAGACAACCAAGTCTCTGAATTAATAAAAGTCTGTGAAGACCATGGGTTTAATTATAATAAAAAAGAAAAAGTTGAACCAATGACTTTAAAGGCTTTTGTTAAAGAACAAGTTGAAGCTGGTAAAGAATTACCATTTGATTTGTTTGGAGTATACATCGCAAATAAAACGAAAATAACTAACAAATAATAGGTAACAACATGAAGATAAAAGACGGACAATCGAACGAAGTAGCGATTAAAAAAGAAGCAGGAGCAGTTGCTAATTTTAATATTGAGCAATTTGCAGATGAGGGATTTGATAATGTGGATTCAAAAAGTCTAGCATTACCATTTCTTAAAGTTCTAGGACAATTATCTCCTCAAGTAACACAAGGAGACAGTCAGTTTATTGAGACTGCAAGACCTGGAATGATTTACAACACAGTGACCGATGAACTTTATAATGGCGCAGAAGGTATTACAGTCATACCTTGTTATTATAAGCTTGAGTACATTGAATGGAGAGACAGAGAAAAAGGTGCAGTTGCTCCTGTTTTTGTATATCCGTTTGATTCGGACATTATGAGTAAAACAACCAGAGGTGACGATGGTAAAGATAGATTAGAAAATGGTAATTACGTAGAGGAAACCGCTTCTCATTACGTAATGGTTGTAGAGGAAGATAAATCTTCAACAGCATTAATTACTATGAAATCTACTCAAAGAAAAAAATCTAAGAAATGGAATTCTATGATGATGTCTTTGAGACAAAAGAAAAAAGATGGCAAAGGGTTTTTTAAACCCGCACCATTTACTCAACGTTACTCGCTTAAAACTGTTTTAGAAAAAAACAATTTAGGTTCTTGGTACGGTTGGGAAATAGAACACTTAGGCACAGTTGAAAGTCAAGATACTATAAAAGCAGCTTTTGAGTTTTATGAATCTTGCAAGAAAGGTGCTGTCAGAACAAATCACGGTAAAGAAGAACAAGTAGAAAAAACACCATTCTAATATGGACCTACTTGACAACACCCTGGAGGAGTTTGTAGAACTCTTCCAGGGCTCTTCTACATATTTTGGTGCTTCAGAACCTCTAGGTCATAAACGTGACAGAGATGGGAAACAAGAATTTAGACATTGGGTAGAGCCAAAACCCATGACCAAAGAAAATTGGTTAGAACATTTAAAAGGAGAGAAGTACTATGGATCAGTTCCCATTCGAGATGATAATACATGCAGTTGGGGGGTCATCGATGTTGATCGTTATAATATACAGCATAAGGAAGTTATATCGGTTATACGGAAAAGAAAATACCCACTCGTACCATTCAGATCAAAATCCAACGGACTCCATTTAATATTATTTATTGATGGTGTAGTTCCTGCAGCATCGATGCGTAAAAAATTAATTGAACTTGCATCAGATCTTGGTGTTAATGATACTACTACAGATATTTATCCTGCACAGGACGAAGTTGATTTAACTCCTGAAGATTGGAATCAAAAAAGAAAAGGTAATTTTGTAAACTTACCTTACCAAAAAGCACATATGACAACGAGAGTTGCTATGGATAATGATGCTAATTCTATAAAGATAAAAGATTTATTTAAGTTTGTATCTGATTATAGACTTACACCTGCAGAATTTAAAAAATTAAAAATATTTCAAGATGATGAAACAAAAGACTACCCGCCTTGTGTAGTTAACTTTATGAAAAACAAAGTTCAAAAAGGCGAAGGTCGTAATGATGCTATGTTTAATGTAGCAGTGTTAGGTAAAAAAATTAATCCAGATCCTGTAATGTACCAAGATTGGACTCGTAAGATGATGAACAAGGTTTGTTCAGAGGAGTTACATCCAAAAGAATTAGAAAATATATTTAAAGGTGTTGAAAACAAAGAGTATGCTTACAAATGTAAAACATCAATTGCTAGAATGCATTGTTCATCAAGCACTTGTTTAAGACGTAAACATGGTATTGGTGCTAACGAAGTATTACCTGAGGTTGGTAAACTTTTGAAAGTAAATTCATACCCAGAACCTTATTGGATTTTACCAATTCATGGTAAATCAATAAGATTATCTACTAAACAATTATACCAACAGCAGTTGTTGGGAGAACAATTATTAAATTACGATATTGTTTGGAGGCCACTTAAACCTACTAAAAGGGATCCAGATCCATACAGAGATTGGTTAGATGAGTTGTTATCTAATAAACAAGATATGGAAGGTTTTGATGCAGGTGAGGAAAGGGAAGATGTATTTAATTCTAGAATGACAAGATTCTTAGAAGATGTAGAAGACACTACAGAATTTGATCAAATAGATTCTGGTAACATTTGGAAAGACGAAGTAGAAATGAGATTCAAATTAGAAACTTTTAAATCCTTTATGAAAAAGATAGGTTATAATTGGAATGAAAAAGAATGTACAAGTTTTCTTGAGCAGGGAAAAGCTTTGCCTAAGAAAAAATTTCAAAACATAAGTAGTAGGCATTGGGTTGTTGCATTGCCTCAACAAACAGAACATAAAAATAAAGATGTCAAATTTAATAAAGCAAAAGCTGCGTGGGAAGACAATTAAAATATTTGGACCACCAGGAACAGGAAAAACGGAAAACTTACTTAAGAGGGTTAAAAGGTATCTTGAGAAGGGTTACTCTCCAGACGAAATTTGTTATGTATCATTTACTAACAAAGCTGTTAACGAGTGTGTCACGAGAGTTAGACAAAAATTTAAAGGCTATGATGAGGATGCTTTCTCATATTTTAGAACATTACATTCTTTGGCCAGACAACAGTTTGCTGAAATTCCCGTATTAGATCCTAAAGCTGACATGCTGATGTTTCATACTCAATATGGCACTGTCAAGGTAGGCTACAAAGATACTTGGGATGATCAAAAAGTATATAATAATTGGTCGCTTCAAATATATGACAGGGCAAGAAACATGAAAGTAGATCCTGTATGGTTATATAAACAACAAACTAGAAAGACAGTTAGATTACAACAATTTAAATCCATCATTGCAGGGTATCAAGAATTTAAAACTATGGAATTAGAAAGCGGACAACGGACACCTGACAGGCTAGACTTTACCGATATGGTAGAAAAATTTATTAATGATGGTTTGATTATACCTTTTAAAGTTTTGATGGTAGACGAAGCTCAGGATCTGACACCCCTGCAGTGGGATATGGTAGTTAAGATAGCAGGTGCAGTCGAGAGAGTTTATATTGCAGGTGATGATGACCAAGCAATATATGAGTGGAACGGTGCTGATGTTAATTTATTTCAAACGTTTCCTGGTAAGTCTTTGGTATTAAAAAAGAGTGTGCGATTAAATAAAAATATACATTTCTTTTCAAAGTGTTTGTTAAATTCTATGGGTGATAATCGTATACAAAAAGAGTTTTATTCTAATGGTAAAGAAGGACAAGTATATCGTTGGAATGGGTTAAAAAAAGTACCTTGGGATATGGATGGTAGTTGGATGGTATTAGCTAGAATTAATGATGTTAAAAAAGAACTTCAACAGGAGGCAAGGAATCTTGGATTGTACTATCAAGATCAAAAAAACAACAAGTCTTTTGATCCTAATCAATTTTCAGCTATTAATTATTGGGAGAAAATTTGTAATGGCGGTAGCATTACTAGAGAAGAAGCTACAACAATGTATGAATTTTTATTAAATATTGACCACGGATACCGGTCAACGGACAGTAAAAAGTGGAGTTTTGCGCATCCAAATCAAGTGTTTACATTTGACGAATTACATTTAAGGTGTGGCATGCGTGATGAAAAAGGTCCATGGAATCAAGTATTTAAAAGAAAATTTAAAGATAAAGATAAACATTATTTTCAAAAACTTATGAATGAAGGTGTAGATTTAAGTCAACCACCAAAAATTATTATAGATACAATCCATCAAGTAAAAGGTGGTGAAGCAGATAATGTTGTCCTGGCAAGCAAATGTAATTTTCCTTCACACTTTGATAAAAAAAATTTAACAGATAAAGTAAAAGAACTTAGAGTTTGGTACACTGGTGCAACTAGATCTAAAAATACACTGCATCTGTTGGGCACTTATCATCAATATAATTTTCCATTAGGGAAATATTTTAAACAATATGAGGCTAACTATGTCAGATAAAGATATGTTCGAAGAAGCATTTCCACAAGATAAACAAATAGGAGGATCTCACTATAAATTTTTTGAGATTCAACCATATGAATTTATTTCTAAAAATAATTTATCGTTTTTTCAGGGAAACGTAATTAAATATGTTTGTAGGTATTTACATAAAAATGGTATTGAGGATTTACAAAAAATAAAACATTATTGTGATTTAGAAATTTTAAAAATAAAAGATGGCAAAAAAGAAAAAAAATAAATTAGTTATGTGTGAACGATGTGAAGGATTCGTTGCAGTTATAGTTCATGAGTACAATTATTATTGTGCCGATTGTGCATTATTTGAAATGAACATACCTTTTAAAAAAGCAATATCAATTGAAGATGCAAACTTAAGTAGAAAAATACAATGACACATCAATTAAATTTTATATACAATGATAGTGATTGGATAGCTCCCGCAGAGTATCCAGATCTATCTCAAGCAACAGAGATTGCAATTGACTTAGAGACTAAAGATCCAAATATAAAAACTAAAGGACCAGGTTGGGCTACCTTTGATGGCCATATCGTAGGGTTTGCTGTAGCTGCACTAGGACAGCAATGGTATTTTCCAATTGCTCATGATGCTGGTGGAAATATGGATTTATCAATAACCTGCGCATGGTTTCAAGATGTTTTAAAAACAGATGCAACTAAAATATTTCACAATGCAAGTTATGATGTAGGTTGGTTACTTGTAAACGGATTTGAGATTAGAGGTAAGATAGTTGATACCATGATTGCTGCTGCACTTATTAATGAAAACAGATTTAGTTTTAGTTTAAATGCTTGTGCTAAAGATTATTTAGGTGAAATTAAAAATGAGACGTTTTTAAATGAAAAAGCCAAAGAATGGGGAATTGACGCAAAAGCAGACTTATGGAAGCTGCCTGCGGGCTACGTAGGCTTCTATGCTGAGCAAGATGCAGGCCTAACCTTACGTTTATGGCAAGTGCTTAAAACAGAGCTATCTAAGCAGTCCCTACACGATGTTTGGGAAATGGAGATGGAATTATTGCCTATTTTAATAGATACGAGGCGTAGAGGAATAAGAGTTGACGAAGAGAAGGCATCTCTG